AAAGACGTGTACTCAGTGCCACAATACGGGCGCGAAGCGCGAATGGGACGAATTCTTGAACTTTGGAGAGTATATGCTACAGGTAGAATCAACAGTACACACGGATGAAATCAATGAACTCCCTTGGTCGGTCTCGCCTACCAATGGCGCGATCGTTGTCGATGCGACCGGCACTGCCATCGCGTCTTTCGAAGTTCGTCACCACCTCAAGGGTGTTCTCGGCAATTGCGACCGGAATGCGGATCTTGCAGTCCGAGCAGTCAACGCCTACAAAAAAAGGGGCGGTGCAGATATTCGCCAATTACAGGACCGCATCACGAAATGGGCGGACACGAACTTCCCTGCTCGGACTACAGCCGATATTTTACTCAAGCTCTACGAAGAGGTCGGCGAATATGCGCGTAATCCAAAGGCGGCTCTCGAAATGGGCGACATTATGATCCTGCTCCTCGATGTAGCGCACCAGAACGGCATTGACGTGCACAAGGCAGTGGAGGACAAGATGGATATCAACGAAAAGCGCCAATGGGCAGTTGACGCGAACACGAGGATAATGCGCCATGTCGAACAGAAATGAAGTCTTCAACGTCTGGTACGACCAGACCTTCGGCAACGTGCTCGGAGCCGAGGACGACGAGAACCGGGAGGCGGTCAAGAAGATCTGGAATGGTGTGCTCGAGCACATCGCTCGGCAATACGAGTTTCAGATCTTTGACGAGTTGTCCGGGGACCAGATCGCGGGTCAAATTCGTCGACTTCAGGCGGTGAAGTCATGACATGGCCGTTCCCACCACCCGGCGGTCCGGTGCCTTGGACCCGGGCACAGGAGCAGGAATACCGCAAGCAGCAACGCGAGAAGATGCCGGAGGCACCACTATGAGCGAAGATAAAGATTCGGGTTTCGTTAACACGAGCACATACGCTTTTTTCCAGCCGCCAAAACCTGTGGGTGCATGGGTGTTAGACCCCGGCGGCGTAGTTCATACGCAATTTTCGATGTACAGCAAACCGACCGATGAACAGATCAAGAACACCGAGGCCATGTTTGGCTGGAAATGGAGGGATTTGCCATGAGCAAAGAAGCAATGAAGCTGGCGCTGGAGGCGTTGGCCGTGAAGTTCAGCGAAGGATGGCACGAGGGTATCAAGATTGATGCGTCCGACATCATGCTGCTAAATGATGCAGCACAAGCACTGGCAGAGCCTGACTTTTGGGAAGGCTACGTTCCTGAGCCAGATAAAAGACAACAAGCCCTCGACAAGAAGGCAGAGAACGCCAGAGAGTTGGGGCTGGACTATGAGCCAGCACAGCAGGAGCCTGTGGCGTGGTGCGTCATCAATAACGGAGAAATTATTGGTGAACCAACTTTGTATCTTGATGGCGCCGAAGAAATACTGGCAGGACAAATAGAAGGTTGCGGCTCTGAGATTGCACCCCTCTACACATCCCCACCAGCACAGCGCACATGGGTTGGGCTGACGGATGAGGAGCGCAAATTTGTCAGAAATAGTGTCGGATACAACCAGTTTGTAACGGCTGGCGAATATGCCGAACACGTTCAAAAAGCTACCGAAGCCAAACTCAAGGAGAAGAACACATGAGTCTTTCAACAGCCGAGCAACTCCGCGCCTGTCACGTTCGGCGCTGGCACATCGTGCAGACGTCCCGTGAGCAGACGCTGGCCGAGCATTCTTTCGCCGTCGCAGTGATCGCCGGGTCGCTGGCGGCAGCGGTGCGGTACCAAGGATTGATGCACCACAGCTTACAACTCAAGCTGCTGCAGCACGCGCTGTCGCATGACCTGATCGAGGTGCGCACCGGGGACATGCCAACGCCGTTCAAACGATTTCTGGAGCAAGCCGGTGGCGTTGGGATCGTGGAGAAGGCCGAAGACCTCGTGGACTCGGACCACATGGGTGCGATGCGCCAAGTGGCGGGGAGCGAGATCGAGACGATCGTGAAGCTCGCGGACCTGATCGAGGCGATTTACTTTCTGCAGGACAACGGAGTCGGAGCGCACGCGAAGGTTGTGCTCGATGGTCTCCGCACGAACTTGAGCGTTGCCGTCAACAGCGCCGAGAAGGTGTGGCCCGCAATGCAGGTGCGCGAAGGCGTGCGCAAGGTGTGCAACGACGTCGGAATCACCGGGGGATGGCTATGAAGGCTGAAAACGTAGCGCAGACCACCGAGCTGGCCGTGATCGATGCGCTCACCTACGGCATTGGAGTGATCGTCGTACGCAACCTCCAAACCACTGGTCTGGAATTTGTGTATGTGCATCCCCGGGACTACGTGGAACTGGCGCAAGCGCTGCAGACGGTGGCGCAAGAAGTGAAAGGGACTATGCAATGAAGTTTCGAAAAAAGCCCGTGGTGATTGAGGCCACGCAGTGGTTCAAGATGGGCGACCATCCCGCTGTTGAGCGATTCCCTTGGGGCCGTGCCGTTATCAAGGCAGAGGGATACCCAGACTACGACCCTTGGGATCGCGGTATTATTCGGACACTGGAGGGTGATCACGAGGTTTGCCCCGGCGACTGGATCATTACAGGCGTCAAGGGTGAGCACTACCCGTGTAAACCCGATATCTTTGAGATGACTTACGAGAGGGTCGAAGAATGAACTGCATCAAATGCGGCGAGGACACCCGCGTTACCACCACCTACCAGAACGTCAACGGCATCACCCGCCGTCGCCGGATCTGCCTGTTCTGCGATTTCCGTTTCACTACGCGGGAAAAAGCGGACGAGCGCGACATGGAGCGTGCCCAAGCGCCAACGGAGAGCAAAGAGGAGGTCGAGGGGGTTGACAGCCTATCCCGCGTGTGGTATAATTCGTCCCCCACCAATAGACCATAGAGGACACCACATGACAGCAGCACGCACCCCCGTATTCTACCACCCGGCGCAAGACGTCGCGTTCGACTTTATCTCGGTGAGCAAGATCCCCGAGTTCGTGCGTCAGTCCGGGGCGGAGACCCGCTCGGATTTCGAGCCGTACGACCGCGCCGATTTCGAAGAGGCCCACGACCGCAAGTACGTAGCGGATGTCCTCGCGAACGTCGTTCCGAACGGCTTCAACAGGATTGACCCGGAGCTTACGAACTCGCTGCGCTACACCAGCGCGGGCCACTGGGCGGCGGCACGACACGTGCTCGAGTCCGGCGGGGTCGTGTGCTCGGCGACGCAGGGATTTCACCACGCCCACTGGGACGAGGGGTACGGGTTCTGCACGTTTAACGGGTTGATGATCACCGCGATGAAGGCGCTGCGCAGTGGCGTCAAGAACGTGCTCATCATCGACGGGGACGGCCACTACGGCGACGGCACCGAGGACGTGTTGGACCATCTGATGCTCCGAGGACGTGTGAAGCATATCACCCGCCCCGATATCGGCAAGCCAATCCAGTCGCACTGGAACGCCGCGATGTGGGAGTCGTTTGCGAAAGAATTGATCCGCCATTCCAAGGCTGGTATAATACTGTATCAGGCCGGTGCTGACGCTTGGGATCGCGATCCCTACGGTGCCGGGTACCTGTCCAAGGAAGGCCTCGCGGCCCGCGACCGTGGCATCTTCACCGCCGCACGCGACGCCGGGGTCCCTCTAGTGTGGAATCTGGCCGGTGGATACGCGAACCCGATGCAAGACACGATCGACATTCACCTGCAAACGCTGGCGATCAGCGACGAGGTATACCATGGCAAAACCGCTATCGTTTCTTGATTTAGCACAGGGGGTCGGCAAGGGCCACCGCGCCATCGCCGCCACCCCCGGCGCACAGCGTATCAACCCCGCAATGCGTCAAGCGCAAAAAGGCATGTTGCCCGATGCGGTCATCCAGCAGTACAACGACGCCGGGATTTTCGGCAAGACCGAACGGGGTGAACCGATTCGCGCCACGATGTCTTCGACGAATCAGGACGCGGTGAAGCGCGGGTATATGCCGCAATCGGGCAAGCTCAGGCTCGACCCCGAGAGCAAAGTGCCGAAGGACTTGGACGAAGCACACGCTCGAGGTATCCATCCGAATATTACTTGGGATGCGGCTCGTGTGCGCCCGGGCAAAGAGCTGATCGGCTCGGAATTGTTCATGCGTATGCAAGAGGCCGCAAGAAACGATCCGCGTTACCAAGCCGCGATGCGCAACCCGCTCGGCACCTCGATGCCCAGCCCGGTGATGACCGAACTCTACGCGATGGACGTCAAGCCCGACGGGTACCTGATGAAAGACCCCGCTGCAGCGTGGTGGAGCAGTTTACCCGCGAAAGGCAAAGAGATGTACGCGCTGGCGTACGATATGATGCGGGCACAGGGCCACGGGAACGTGGCAACACACCTGACCAGCGTGAACCAAGGGCGGCGATTGGGCAACGTGGCGTCCCAGTCGCTCGGACACGGCGACCTCGGGTTCATTTCTCCGGTGGAGGAGCTGGGTCACATGCCCGGGTACTCCGGCCAGTTGTTCAACGCCCCGGTATCTTCGGGCCAATCCGAAGGTCACTACTTGCAAAGGCTCTTCGGCGGTAAAGGGCTGAAGCGGGACCGCCAAACCGACGATCTGATGAAACAAGCCGACGATCTTCGCACGGACGATTTCTTGGGCATGTCGCCGGACGAGACCCTCGGTACGCTGCTCCTGCGCGAAGCGCAACTGGCTGGAGCCTACGGTCCCTCCCCGGGATCGGGGTCCGTTTTGCGCTACAATCAGGTGCGACCCTACGATAACGCCGCACTTAAAGCACTGGCCGAGCCGCACGTGATTTCGAACTCCGGCGGTATAGAGGGGGCGATGGGTCCCGCAACGCTCGGAAGGCAGGGTACGACCGAAGCGATCGTGCGCGGGTTGATGCAAGGGGTCGAGCCTGAAGTGGTGGTTAAGATGTTGATGGACCAAGCCCCGCCCGGGGGATTCAAAGGTCGATACAAAAAAGGAGGACTCGCACATGCTGCAGTCATCAGTTGATATAGAAGCGATCACCGCCGAGCGCGGGGAGCAGTACGGGGATTTCGCGGACCAAGCCCATATTGCGCAAGACCTGAAGGACTACATGCGACTCATGCCCGGGTGGAACGACCTGCTTCCCCATCAGCGCGAATCGCTCGACATGATCCAGCACAAGATCTCGCGAATCCTGAACGGCAACCCGAACATCGTCGATTCGTGGTCCGACATCGCCGGGTACGCGCACATCGTGGCGGTTCGAATCCCTAAGGCGTAGAGGGGGTATTGACGACATTGTACCACCTGTGTTATAATACAGATTCTGGATCAGTGTGACGATCCAGCAACCCCGATAGACCACATAGAGGACACACAATCATGGCAAAGACGACGACGAAGCCCACCACGATCACCGCCGACATGGTGGACGAACTTGCAAGCGTGCGCGACCAGCTGAAAGCGCTGACCGCTCGCGAGAAGCACCTCAAGGAGACATTCCGCAAGAGTGGCGCAGCCATTTACCGAGGCGACCACTACCAGATCGAGATCGTGTTCACATCGCGCCCGCAGCTGGACATGGACGCGGTTCGTGCCAAGCTCTCGCCCGCTTGGATCGCTGAGAACACCGGCGAAGTTGAGGTGATGAACATTCGCCAGATGGAGATCGTGAAATGAAAGCCACTCCCTACATGACCAAGACCGGCGTCCAGATCGGGTGCATGTACGAGCCCCCACGCAAATGGGAGGCCAGTGCCGACATGGAGAACCTGCAAACCGCGCTGCTGCACCCTCCGCGCCGCCTGAA